ACTATCATATTTTTCTTCCAACGCAGCCATAAGAAATGGTTTTGCGAGTCTCATGGTCAATGCTCTGCACTTCTCTCTCCATCCTGAATCCCAGATCAGCAATGCCTTTCTTCCAATTATCTACATTGGGGGTTATGTTATAGTGACCTGCATCGGAACCAAACGGATGATAGATGTCGTTCCACAGCAGTAGATATGCCCCCCTCTGAGTGTACTCCCTGATATTACTTAAAATACCGGCCCACTCCGGCGTATGATCCAAACAGTTGCGACAAACCACGGCTCCATCAATTTGACCGACCAATTCAGGAATTTTGATTCCAGCACTCTGCCCGTAATTGACAGTATGTTCAAATACATCAGGGCAGTAATTTTTCAAATGAGGCAACAGAGGTTCGATAAGGAAGTTTCGTTTGGCCCACCAGAAAGAATTAATCAGGGGAACACAACTGCAACCGATTTCCAGACAGTTTTTGTTGGTTGTATAATCAATAAATTCTCCCAGCAGTACTTCGTCATCCTGGAAAAATTCCTTCATGTGCATGGGGGAATTAAGCGCATAGAGTTTTTCTTCATAAACTTTATGATATTTTGCCAGACAAATTGGAGCATTGGGCGAAGCTAACCATTCCAGCGTATAACGCAATTCGTAATCCTGGGCTTCACTCCATGGTTTATTGTTGTGGTCCATTATAGAAATACCCGGAGAATATCGTCTTTGTTCTCAATCTGCGCCGGGCCGAAGGAGAGGATGTAATCGGTTAATTCCTTCTCCGAAAATCCTCGCATATCGTCTATCAACATGATATGGTCCTTCACCCGATGCTCCCTGATGGCCTTGATTTCATCCCAAATAGGTATGTCCACCTCGGCGCCGCAGGTGTCACCCGCGGAGTGATGGGCGTCCAGCCAGAAGATACAAGGTTTATCAATGGTTTTCAAGAGTTCCGGCAAAACGGTGGCACTATTGCCGAGAAACACTTTAATATGGGGATCATAACGGTATTTTTCTGCACATTCCCTGTGAAGAGATTCACCTATCTCGATGGAATAGATTTCTTCAAAGTGGTCTTTCACCCGGCCAATGGTGCAGCCGTGGTGGGTTCCCGTTTCTATGAAGGTTCGATGTCCATTTTTTGCGGCATGTTCCTGAATAACTGCGGCCTTGCCCTCGGGTGACAAGTATATAGGACGAAATACTGTCCAACCATCCTTTTCTTCCATGGCGATGTTATTCCTTCGCAATAAATCTTTGTAAAGTTTATCGCCCATAGCATTGTATTTATCTACCAGCGAAGGTCCATGCTTGCGATAGAAAAATAAATATTCCTGAACGGTCTTTATTTTGAATCCCAGTTTGGCGGCTCTCAGCCAATATTCCCAATCTTCATATCCTTCTATCGTTTCATCGTAGCCGCCGGTTTTTTCCCAGACTTCTTTTCTGTAAAGCGAAGCGCAATGGATGCGGTTAGCTAGGACAAACTCCTGATAAATTGGTTCCTGCGAGGGTATGCCTTTATTGTGCCTTTCTCCAAATTCCTGGGTGCCGGTGCTGATGATGTCGGCATTTTCTTCTAAGCATCGAGTTAAATAATCAGGGTGCAGTTTGTCGTCAGCGTCCAGACAGGAAATCCATTCGCCTTTCGCATTCCTGATCCCGCTATTGCGCGCACCAGACAGCCCCTTATTTTCCTGTTCTATCAACTGGACACCATATTTCCGAGCCACTTCCGAAGTATTATCTGTAGAACCGTCGTTGACCACGATGATTTCCACATTGGGGTAGGTCTGCACCAGGATACTCTCTATCGCATCACCAAGATACTCGGCGTAATTATAGCAGGGGATGATGACGCTGACTAAGGGCTTCAAGGTTGCTCCTCGTCATCCCGGTCAACCGGGTATTCTATGGTCCCGTCATAATCCCCTTCGTCGGGATATGAGGGATAGGGAGGCATTTCATCGGTCATTTTATAAATTTCCTATCGTGTCGTAATCGGCATATTAGGCGTCCCGCCCTGTCCCGATCCCGGTGCGGGCAACTGCGCCTGGCTCGGCTCCAACCCAAACCCCCCTTCCTTATCCAACTGCATGGCGAGTTCCATGAGTTTGTGCATCCGGTCCAGGGGCAGGTCCATGATCTTGGCGATTTGGGATACCGCATCGGCCAGGGCTTTTTGCTCCTGGGCTTTGTAGAGCGCACCCTTGGCTCTGGTGGTAGCACTCTGAGTTTCGCTGGTGGTGAGCATTTCTTTCAACTGGAGCATCTTCAACTGCTTTTCCATCGCCTCGCCCTGCTGCAACTGCTTGATGAAGTCGGTCCCCAATTCCAGGTCGCTGGCCTCCAGGAGCATCGACAGGGGTATCTTGCCCTGAAACTGCGGCATCTGGGCCAGGGCCATCAACTGGGCGTACTTCATCTGCTTCTGGGTTTCGGTCTGGAGTCCCTGCACGGCCAAGACATCGTAGCGGGTGAAATCTTTATCGTAAAACAGGTCTGTAGGCGGCTCGTTGATGATCCGGGCCACCTTGGTTTTAGGATAATTGGCTTGGATCATCCGCAGGCTTTTGTCTCCCAACGCTTTGCACGAATTCCGGAGATTGTCGATCAGGGGCTCGAAGATAGTCAGGCCGGCCATGGTTCGGAGTTTCCCCATGATCCAGGCTTCTTGGGGATCATCCTTGCTCGGTAATCCCAAAAGCGTCTCGTTGCCCCCGGGGATCTCCTCCATGTCCTTGTCGGCCAGTTGGATACCCTCCAGGAGTCCGGGGACCGCGCCGCCACCCCTCAATATCTGCACGTCCTTGCCGACTTCGTACCTATGATCGGCGTCCCCCTCGTTCATCCAGAGCACCATGGGGCCGCGCTGGTAAGCCTGTTTGGGGTTGACCAGTGCCCCTTTCTTGGCGACTACCGCGTCCAGGAAATTGTCCATGATGTCTATGAACTTCATCCGGCGGCGGTTGCTGTCGGTCTGGGGGTCCCGCATATCCCGCACCACGCCGCTCAGACGGATACGAAAATCATCGGACTCGGGGGTAAAATACCCTCCCAAGGCTGAAAACGGGTAATCTTCCAAGCCGTGCGGTTCATCGTCGTCATAGTAAACCTTGTCCTCGATGAGCAATCCGAGCTTGACCACCATCTTGTTGAAGGGGAAGGGTTTCACCAACTGCCCCCAATTCTTGCCCGGAATGGCCGGGTGCTCCGAGGCCAGGAGTTCTTGCAGTTGGGCTTTATTTCCCTTATATTCCCAATTCTTGCCCGAGTTCGGCTCCACCAGCATCATTGACCGCATGGTGGTGCGCCGGAAGAAGCGGTCCACCTTGTAGAGATTCTTGCCCTTGAAGTCCTTGGCCGCGGGGGCATCGGGGTATTTAGCATCCCGCCCCTGCGCCAGGGTCCTCTCGATTTCTTTGCCCTTGGCTATAGGAAGCATCAATTTGATCTGGTCTTTGCTCATGTAGTCCCGGGTCAATAGATAGGAGCAATCCGTCAGGCCGCTAAGGTCGGTGACGAACGGGTCCAGCAAGAAGCGATTGTAGGGCAGGCGCACGAACTTCACATCCCCGTTGATCGGGTCGTTCGTGTAGTCGATGTAGATTTCCACCAGGGCCAGGCCCGTCATCAGGGGGCCGTGGTAATAGGCATCGGAGATTGTCTGATAGGCCCCGCCCTTCTGCCAGGCGTATTGCACTACCCCGCTCATCTGGTCGATGGTCTTGCGGTCCGCCCCCTCTATGGGATTGAGCTTGATGCTCAGGCGGTTCCGCCGTTCCCAGCCCGAAAGCAGGTTGACCATGCGCCTGACCCGGTTCCACTTCAATGCGTCCCGTTCCTGCTTCTTGAGCTTGGTTTTGTCCGACTCGCTCCAGGGATCATTCAAGGTGAACTTGATGTCGGTCTTGGCTTCACGCCAGAACGGCCACCATTTCTCGACCGAGTTTTGGTACGCGTCGTCGAAGTCCGTTTTCAGATCGTTTTCAGCGGCCATCAGAAAAGTCCCCTCTCACTTTATAGAGGTATAAATATCGTCCAGCGCGATCAACTCCGCATCGCTCACCAGGGGCTTCCGGTCGAACCCGATCTGCGTCCGGGCCATGCATTCATAATTGAACGCGTGCCGGAAGTGGTCCGTCCCCAGCTTAACATAGATATAATATTTGCTCCCGGTTTCTTCATCCTCTTCCAGTTTTTTCGCCACGTTATGCAGTTGCTTGGCAAACTCCTCCACTATCTTACACTGTTTCGGCAGATAAATCTTCCGGAACATGATCTGGTTATGGCTCTCATCCAGGCTCTCGGTGCGGTTGCAGGCCACCGTCAGGTCTTCTTCGTTCCAGGCGTACCCGCCTTTCTGGTGGTATTTGTAGTAGTTCAGGTAAACCTTGCCCCGGTGCCGCTCCGCGAACTTCCGGGCGTTCCGGGTTTCGGGGAGGGCATCCACCACGCACCGCCCCACGTTGAACACGGTCATCAGCCGGTCCAGTTCTTCCCAATCCTTGTAAATCTCCAGGTGGAGTATCCGGTCCAGCCGGTCCGTGCCCCGCTTACCAATCACCACGTGCAGGTCTTTCCCCTGATCCACCCCCATGGAGCAGGGGCCGGGGTCCGACGTAGCTACCCCGTCCTTGCCGCACAGGTGGTAAACCTCCTCCACACTCAGGCGATTCTCCGCTTCGATGTAGGCGTTGCCGATTTTCAGGTTGTAAAAATCCTGAAGGTTGGTGGTGCTGCGGAACTGCGTGAGGATTTCGGCGGGGCTTACGAACTGGCTGAACAACTGCGAGTAGTGATACCCCCGCTGGTCCGTCACCCCTGGATGTTTCGCCACCCACTCCCCCACCGCCGGGTTCAACTGCGCCTGGCACCGGGAGCAGCAGAGGATCACCTGCCCGTCCCTTTCCAGGTAACACTTCGGGCATTCGGGCGGCTTGGCCTCGGCAAACACGTCCTCCAAACAATTATAGTGGCCGCATCCGGGGCATTTCAGGAGCCAATATCTTTTATCCGTCAACTGGAACGCTTTATCAATCCCGTAATCCGGGATCGTGGGGTTGCTCAGTTTGATGCTCTCCTTAAACTCCGAATGGCTCATGCGTTCCTGCGCCATGTCGATGGCCTTCTGCGGGGCCTCGTCCAGTTCATCGTAAATCACCATGTCCGCCGGCACCGAATTACCACTCCACATCGCATAGCCGTTTCTTCTTGTATAGGTCGTTCCATTGGGAACCCTCACGCAATAAACCATTCCCTCATAAGTTTCAAGCATTTCTGGTGGGGGAACTGTTGAGCAACGAGATTTTCTTTCAGAAACTAAATATAAAGGTCCATTTGCAGTAATTTCTCTTCCTGTCTTTTTATCAATACTCGGTTTCTTT